TCATCGTCATCGCCGTGGAGAAGAAGTCGCCGTATGCGGTCGCTTGCTACGCCGCCGATGAGGAGATGATCCAGCTCGGCATGGAGACCGCCATGCGGGATCTACAACGGATAGCCGAGTGCCGCACGGCTGAGCGGTGGCCTGGCTACAGCGACCAGATCGAGATGATCAGCCTGCCGAATTGGCTGCGGCCACGGCCTGATGGCAGCACGCAACAAACACCAGAGATCGAAACTTACTAATGACAGACAGCACAGCACTTACCACCACCACCGGCTCCGTCTTCAGCGGCATCGCCGCCTTCGAGGATGCTCAGCGGATCGCGAAGGCCCTGGCCAGCAGCACGCTAATTCCAACACAGTTTCAAGGGCAGCAGGGTTTTGCCAACTGCTTGGTGGCCCTAGAGATCGCCAACCGGATGCGGATGAGTCCGTTCCAGGTTATGCAGAACCTGCATATCATCCACGGCCGCCCCAGCTGGTCCAGCCAGTTCATCATTGCGCTGATCAACGGCTGCGGCCGTTTTGAGCCTTTGCAGTACGAACTGGGCGGCAAGGGCGAGGAGATGGCCTGCAGGTGCTCTGCGGTTGAGAAGGCCACTGGTAAGACGGTCACCGGGCCGACCGTGAGCATGGGGATGGCCCGAGCCGAGGGCTGGTCAACCAAGGCCGGCAGTAAGTGGAAGACCATGCCGGAGCTGATGTTGCGCTATCGGGCTGCGGCCATGTTCGGGCGTCTCTATGTGCCCGATCTGCTGGTGGGCATCCAAAGCCAAGAGGAAGTGGTGGACATCGAGCCGGTGATTATCAGCGAAGCACCAACCGCCAGCGTCGCGGATCTCAATGCTGCGATCGCGCAGCCTGCGCCGGAGCCGGCCCCTGCACCTGAGCCGGAGACCGATGAACTGTTTTGACTACATCACTGCCCGGCAGCTGGCTGAGCGTTGGGGTGTGCATCGCGCCACCTTGCTCCGCTGGCGCCAATCAGGCATCGGGCCAGCCTTCCATAAGGCCCCAGGTGTCGTGCTCTACTCCTTGGCCGAGGTAGAGCAATACGAGCAGGCCAACCCCTATCTCAAACCCCAAGAACCATGAGCTTCAAGCTGAACCTGTCGATCTTTAAGTCCACCAAGCCTGAAAGCAAGGTGGATTTCAGCGGGATGATGAACGTGAAGGTGGAGGAGCTGGACGCCTTCTGCCGTTATGTGATGAGCCAGACGCCGGACCAGTACGGCAGCGTCCAGGTGCCCGTCACTGGATGGAAGAAGCAAGCCAAGTCGGGCTTGGCCTATGTCAGTGCCGTGGCCCAGCCGCCGCGTGACTGGGTGGATCCTGGTGATGCTGCCGCGAAGCTGGCCAATGCCACTGATGGCGTGGTTCTGAATATCGATAGCAGCGATCTGTTTTAACGCCCCATCAGTTCACATTCGAGCCGCGCGATCTCATTCACGGCCTGCTGCAGTAGCTGCTGCTGGTAGCAGGCTTGCTTGTAGAGAGCGACGGCCATGGTGCCCGCGTCTTCGCTTTTAAGCAGGGCGCGGGCATGTTTTTCGATCTCGAACTGCTGCTCTGCCGACAGGGTGACGGCCATCCACTCACCGAACTGCATTGTGCTAGACCAGTGGGGTACATCCAACGATAGCGATGCAGTGTCCTAGGTGCTCCAGTGCTGAGATCAGGGCTGTGACAACCAATGGCAAGGAGGCTGATATCACGACACGGAAGCGGCGTTGTGTGGACTGTGGCCATAGCTGGTTCACGGTTGAGTTGCCGGTGCATGTGGCGGTGATTGGCTGGAGCAGGGAGACAGGCAAAAGCCTGCCGGTGTTGAGGGTGCCGGTGGAACTGGCAGTGGGCGATGGTGCAGTGTGAAGAACTGTCACACGCACTAGCAGGGTGCCCCGTCAGCGGGGCATACTTGAGTCGCACTCAGCCAGACATGCCCACCCGCTTCCGCACCATCAAGCTGATCCACTACGCCATCCGCAAACTGGGCGGCACGATCAGCACTCAAGACTTCTTCTATACCGTCTACCTGCCCGAACAGCAGCCACACGGTCCGTTCACCCGCGATCAACTGATCCGTTGGGCTAACCACAAACTTCCATGATCGACCGAATCAACAACGCCATTTGTCTCGTGATCGTCGCGGCTGTGTTCGCAATGATCGGCCTTGAAGCCGGCAACCAGCCCGGCATGACCCACAGCGGCACCCAGCAAGTTGTGGAGGTGCGGAAATGAATATCGAACAAGTCCTTATGACCCCAAGCTGGGCAGCTGCCCTGCTCGAAAACAATATCAATAATCGCAACATGCGGCCCCGTAAAGTTGCTGAAATAGCTGATGACATCAGCTCTGGCAGATGGATGCTTAATCCTCAGCCAATCGCAATATCGTCCACAGGTGTTTTAATTGATGGGCAGCATCGACTGAAGGCCATTGTCCTCACAAATCAAAGCGTGCCGTTAATGCTGGCAAATGATTGCCCGCCTGAATGTTTCAAAACAATCGACATTGGCACTGTCAGGACTAACGCAGATTTCTTTAAAATTGAAGGAATCAAGAATGCAGGTCACATCAGTCCTGCCGTTAGATTTGTTGAATCTTACAAGCATACACCGCATATGGTTTGGTGCCATAGTCAGTTACCATTATCTAAAACGCAAATACATGATCTTTATCTAGATCAGCAATCGGAGTACGACGCTGCGATTGAAATTGCTTTGCGTTCATACAATAAATGCAAGCAAATTAACCCAGGCGTTCTTGCCGCTTTGATTATTTTGTGTCCCAACAAGCCCAAGGTCAATGAATTTGCAGACATTATGGGCAATGGAATTGGACTTAAAAGCACCAGTCCTATTTATATGTGGCGACAAGCTCTGATCAACGCAACGTTCAAAACATCACGAAGCCGAGGCATGAAAACAAGCCAAATTCACATGGCAGGATTTATAAAATCTTATAATTTTTGGAGGCAAAATTTAGAGATTAAACTTTTCAAGTTGCCTTCTATCCCCCCGATGCCATCTATCTACGAATTTTGACTATGAATCGCCCCCGCCGTTACTACTTTCAGATCCGCACCGCCAATGTCTGCGAGTGCATCCACGCCCACAGCCTGACAGAAGCTAAAGAAATCGCCGCAAAGACTTGGCTTCCGTGGTGGTCAGAGCTTGAGTGGCTCAACGTCGAAGCCGTCACCGAGAGCGCCATCTATGACTGATTCACCTGTCGCCTTCCAATGGCGCACACCGCCTGAGGAACAAGGAATCTATGGCGAAGGCATCAGCAGGCCGCGGCATGGCACCAGGGTCAAGGAATACCGGCTGATGGTCTTCCCCGGTGGAGCCAAGCCAATGCTGTGGATCACAAAAGCTGAGAATGTCAGCGCCGCGATCCGCTACGCCCAGAACCGTTGGCCCAATGCAACCGTGGAGGTGGCATGAACCCAGCAGCACGCGCCCGGCTCTATAGCCTCTTGGAGGGCAGCAACACCTTCAAGGCTGGCCAGCAGTCAGAACGCGATCGGCTGCGGCTGTTGATCAACATCCGTGTCGATCAACTCCGCGGCACGATGGGCATCCGCAACCGCGAACAGCTTTGCCAGGAACTCCTCAACCTTCGCCAGTACCTCGACCATGAGACTTGACCAGCAACGTGCCGACATGATGGAGGCGCTCTATCAACGCAGCGGCCGTGAGGATCTGCCGTATGGCCATCCACTGCGGGGCACGATGACCGGGCTTTGGCAGGAGTTTGCCTGTGATATCGCTGCCAACTTCCGCGACACCAGCTACGAGCAGATCTTCCAGCGGGTGGTCAAGGCGATGGATGAGACCGAATCGGTCATGACCGAGAAGCAAGCGCAGCAGGCCATTGAGGTGTGCCGCCAGGTATTGCTGGGTGACAAGTGGCGGTAAGGGCTGCAACGCGCACCAGCTTCAAGGCGGGCCACGTGCCCGGAAATGCTGTATTGACGCCGCAGAACGCCATCGACATCCGAAAACTGCACGCTGCAGGGTGGACCATTAAACAGCTGACGGCCATCTATGGGGTCAGCTTCACGCACATCCACAACATCATCACCCGCAAGAAATGGAAGAACGCAGAGCAGCAGATCTCGTGAATCATCCGGCCCACTACCAGGCCGGCACCGTCGAGGCGATCGACTTCATCGAGGCGGTCATCTCCGATGCGCCGCACATGGTTCCGGCATACCTGCAGGGCCAGGCGCTGAAGTACATGATCCGCATGTGGCTCAAGGGCAACGCCTTGGAAGATGCGCTCAAAGCAGAGTGGTATCTGCAACGATTGATCGCCAAGATGGAGTCATGCGCGAACACCTCCAACTGACCTGGCTTGAGTGGGCTGCCGTCCGCTTCCTTGCTAAATCACGCCGCGTCGGTTTGCTGGTGATCAAGCCCTATGGCTCTCGGCTGGTCTTCGTTGCCAAGGATGTCACTGATCCGGTAGACATCGTGGAAGGCGAACCAATCACGATGCAGCTAGAGCGGTTGTATCACCAACCGAGCTTTGGCGAGGATGAATGATCCGCTTGAAATCCGGCCGCCTATTGCTTGTCTGCGATCGCGCTGACCGGACTTGGCACGCACTCATCACATTGGGGCCAAAGCCTGAGCAGCAGTTAAACGTCGACACTGGCACCATCCAGCTGCAAGAGGCGCTGCTGCGAGCTGAAACAGTCTTTCAGGCCGCCCTGGCCAGCATCAGGCCCAAGAGTGCTGGCGTGATGTGCTGGGACTGCCTGCAATGGGATATGGGCAAGCATCGCTGCGAGTTGATGATCCCGGAATCACGGCGCAGTGGTGGGCGGTATGCGATCACCTGCGAGATGTTTGATCGTGCGTTGCCTTCGCCAGACTGATAAAGGCCGCCCTGGTCGCCGTGTCCAAGCGTGAGTTCAACACGCCAATTCGTGAGCCGTGGAACGTGATGATCCAT